CGACTATTGAAGAACTTAACGATGATATAGTAATGATAGACGCTGACGCTACGTTTGAGAAGTATCCCGAATTACTTTTTAATATTCCTAAAAACTTTGAAGTAGCTGTTCATTATTTAGATACTGAGTATTTTTGGAGAGGGCAATTAGGAAGTTCTAAAAGAGAATTATGTTCGGGAACTATTATGTTCAGAAATTCACCTAAAAGTAAAGAAATTCTTAAAAGGTGGATAGAAGAGAATAAGAAACATCCTGATATATGGGAACAGAAAAATCTACAAAATATAATTAGACCTTATGATATTTATGTTTATCAATTACCTATTGAGTATCTAGCGGTTGTTCATAGAGACGGAAACGTTCCTTCTTTTATTAAAGAACCTGTTATAATTCATCACCAAGCCAGTAGACGAACCAAAAGAATGGAGTTATAATTTGAAAGAACAAAAAATTATTACTAAAGAAATCGACCTAAACAATATTGTACCTAACAAATTCAACCCGAACGTTATGCCTAAGGGAACGTATAAGAAGTTATTGTCTTCTCTTAAACTTATCGGCTTGTTGAGTCCTATTACTGTTCGTTATCTTGATAAAGAATACGTTTATGAGATTATTGATGGACAGCATCGTGTTCAAGCCCTAAAGGAGCTTGGATACAAGAAGGCTACTTGTATCATTAAAGAGTGTACTGACGAGGAAGTAAAAGAAATTATCTTCGCTTCGGGTATCAAAGGGAAACACGATAGTTATAAGAGTTTAGAAATTATTGAAGAACTAGGAAAAAATAGCGATAATCAAAAATTAGACGCTTGTAATCTTGATAGAAATAAAGTTAAGAGGCTTACTAAGTATTCAGGAATACCTAAATCTAAGTCTACTAAACATCTGAAAGACGAAATTCATACAGATACAGTAGAACCTTGTACTGATTATAAGCCTATTTTTCTTTGTCCTCTTCCTCAAGAAGAATATCAAGATTTAATGAATCTTTTAAAGTCGATTGATAAAGACCTTGTATTATCTCTAATTCAATTAAAGAACGAATATAAGAGGTTAAAGAGTGTTTAAAAACTATTACAGCCACTATAAGTGCCGTTTTGAGACAATCTTCGCTCCTGGAACTCGAATGCTTCAAAATGGCTTTCCTTTGAAGGCTGATACTCATCAATCCTGTACAGGTTTTTGTCTTCACGGAGATACTAATGTATATTTATACGACGGAAATGCAATTAAAATAAAGGACATTAAAGTAGGAGATAAAGTATTATCTGTTGATATAGATAAGAACTTTGAAAGACAAGAAGCTACTGTTTTAGCTATAGGAAAAAGAGAAGTAGAAGAATATTATACTTTTAAATTAGGAAGAAAAAGACTTAAAATTACAGGAGAACATCCTGTTTATACAAAAGAAGGATGGAAAGAGGTAAAAGACTTAACTAAGAATGACTATGTGAGATGGTTTCAGATTCATAACGCTGAGACTAAGAAAATTTGTTCAGAGCAAAAACTAGGAGATAAAAATCCTATGTGGAAACCTCTGACTTTACAAAAAATTACAGATGCTTTTCAGGAATTATCTCATAATCCTAGCGGTTGTTGGGTAAAGGTAAGGTATTTACAGAAAATTAAAGAAAAAATCACCGTATATAATTTTGAGTGTACTCCTAACAATAACTATTTAGCTGAGAAGTATTTAGTTCATAACTGTAAGTTCTGTCTAGGGGACGAATTTAGAGAGTCAGTTTTAAAGCGTAACGGTATTCAACAAAATAAGAAGGTAGCTAGACTTCTTGATATTAAAAAGTTCTCTAGGTTTGTAGAAAACGCTTATCAGAATAAAAGAACAGCTACACCCTTTATGGATTGGGCTATTAGAAATAAGGGTTTTATTGAATTAGGGACTACAGGCGAGACTTTTCAGAAAGAAGATTTGTTCTTTAGAACTAGCTACAATTTCTTAAAGATTTGTTCAGAATATCGTATTCCGTTATTTTTAAACACTAAGTTAGGACTTGTTTGCAATAACGAGGAATATTTTAATCTTTTAGCTGACTATAAAGCTCCTATTGTTGTTTGTTGTTCTTTTTCTACTACGGATGACGCTGACGGAAAGATTTTAGAGCCTTTAACTCCTCTTCCTTCGGTTAGGCTTAAAACATTAAAGGCTTTAGGACAGTATTCTCATATCAAGACTTGTATTTACGCTTCTCCTTTTATTCCTAGTATCACGAATAAAGACCCTGAGAAGTATATCAAGGACGTTATGGAAGCGGGAGCGTTTTGTGTTCATTTAAGAGATTTCTTTATTCAGGGAAGTATTAGAAACAATTATTATTGGAAACAATATATTGAGAAGAATAAAGAGTTCCTAGAACCTTTTCCAGGAGGTTATCATGTAAATTATGCCACTAAGAAGAAGTTCTATCAGAAGTTTACTGAATTAGGTAAACAGTATAATCCTCAGTTTGAAGTAGTAGGGATGAAGGCTAAGTGGTTTGAATTGAATCCTTTTCACGGAAAAGCCGTTTATGACTATCTTCCTAAAGAGTTTAAGGACGGAGTTTCTGATTTTACCGCTATCCCTATCTTAAGGAAGATTAGAGAGCGTTTAAACGAGCCTCAGTTACTGGTTTATAATAAGCTAGGACACGACCCTAAGAAGATTAGGCTTCCTGAGCGTATTAGAAGTAACGAGGGGAATATTAATAATGTTATGGATTCGAGGTCGAACTGTTCTACTCCTGATGTTCAATATGAATTAACAGGAGAAGAATGGCTTAAAGGAGTGACGTGGAACGGATGGACGAAGGATGAACCTAGCGGTTTTATGAGCGAACTAGACTATATCTTTCCCGTAAAAGGAGCTAAGGGATATACTAAAGACGAGGACGGAAATTATCTTTACGCTTATATCCCTAAAGAATATTTCAGATTAGTTAAAGATGAAAGTAAAACTCGTTTATTTACACCTACAGAAATGAAAGAGTTTAAAAATCCTTACGTCGATATTCTAGACGTAGGAAAGTTTTATATTCCTGAAAGACAAAGAGGAACGGAGGATAAATTTCTTGTCTAAAAAAGTTACTATAGCTTGTTTTTCGGATAATCACGGAAAAATTGTAAAGAATATTCCCAACGCTGATATTGTGATAGCTTGTGGAGATGTTACGTATGACGGAACGAGATGGAGTTTAGACAAATTCTTAGGTTGGTTCTCAGAGCTTCCTCATAAAGAAAAGATTTTTATAGCGGGGAATCACGATTTTTGTTTACAGAATGATATTTGTAAGGCTATGATTCCTAAGAATGTTGTTTATCTTCAGGATACTCTTTATAAATCTAAAACAGGATTAAAGATTTACGGAAGCCCTTATGTTCCTAAATTTTTTGATTGGTGTTTTATGAAAGAAAGAGGAGAGGAAATATCGGAGGTATGGAAAAAGATTCCGAAGGGACTTGATATTTTAGTGACTCATGGACCAGCCTCAGGAGAATTAGACGAGAATAAAAGAGGAGTACAGTGCGGATGTTACGATTTAGGGAGGTATATTAATATTAAAAAACCTAAAGTTCATCTGTTCGGTCATATTCATCACAGTCGGGGTATGAAAAAGCTAGGAGATACTCTTTCAGTAAATTGTTCAATTTTAGATGATGATTATGATTATGTTTACAAACCCTATTTAATCGAGGTAGAAAAATGATAAACTTTAACGGAAAAGTTACAAATAGACCTTATTTTGTTCTGAGACAGCTCTTTCTAGCTTCTCTTGTTATTTTAATGTTTTGTTTATTTGTTAAGATAGCTTATTCAGAGGAAACAGAAAGTCAAAAACGTTATATTCAAGGAATTGAAGACGAAATCAAAAGGCGCCATGAGCTAGAAATGGCTAAGGCTCAGATTGAGATTTTAGCTAGGTTAGAGATGGCGGGGGCTTCGAGGATTAATGTTTCTAACGGAAGCTATAGTTCTTCTGAAAGTAAGAATAAAATTAATAATATATTCAAAAACAATAGTACTCAGAAAAACACAAACAAGTAAGAGGTATTCATGAAGAATGGCTATGATATTCGGGTCGTCTATGACGAAGAAAAGAATAAGATTCTTCTAAAACCTGAAGGAAAAGAAATCTACATTTTCGGTCAAGGAGATGATAATAAAAGAGAAGATATTTATAATAAACTGAAAGATAAAAACATCTTCTTTCATAAGCTCTTTTACGCTCTTAAAAGTAAATTAACAAAGCTTAAACTAGCTCTTATCAAGAACTATCAAATTGATACATTTTATGAAAGCGATATTAAGGTAGCTAGAGAACTTAAAAAAGAGAACAAGGATTTAGAGGTATTTATTCCTGTTCCTGATTTCTCTAACTCCTTAGATAATAAGGACATACGACAAAAATTAAAGGATTTTAATAGCTAGGAAATATATTTCAAAAAGGGGTTGACTTTTAAGCGTTTTTTGATATTAAGAATTGTAGGAGGAGATAAAAATGAAAAAAGGTAAGAAAGAAGTTCTTACAATAGAATATGACCCTTATAGCTACATTTACGAGTTAAGAAACGTCGTTACTGAAAAACGCTATATAGGGCAAACTAAAAATTTAAAATTGAGACAGTGGACACACTTCTATAAGCTAAAAGAGAATAAACACGGAAATAAGGAATTACAGAGGGATTTTAATAAGTACGGAGAAAGAAACTTTGTCTTTTCTGTAATTGAGAAAGTTTTAGAAGGAGAAGCTAACAAGAGAGAGAAGTATTGGATAAGGTCGCTTAGAGAAAGAAATTTATCTTATAATCTTCAAGACGGAGGTAGTCCTGAAGATAAACTAGTCTCTAATGAAACATGGAAGAAACTAGTTTTAGCTCATATCGGTAAAAAACACAAAATGTCAACAATAGAGAAGATGAAAAAAAGTCAAAGGGAACGTAGGTTAAAAGAAAAAGGATTAATCAATGTCTAAAAATAGTAAAGCTAATAACAGTAAGACTAAAGAAAGTATGAAGTGTAGTTTTTGTAATAAGAAAAGGAATACTTCTTTTTATTCCCTTTCTAAGCTTTTAGTAATGACAGATAAGAAAGTTGTCGAAGTAGGATTACTCTCTTTAGTTAAGAATCTTAATTCTTATACTATTAAACATTGTATTCATTTATCGGGTTCTGAGATTATCCTTTTTAGACCTGATATTTTTGTAGAATATCTTAAGGAATACTTTAAAGAGAATATTGTTTCTTATAGCTTTAAAGAATATCAAATTTGTGAACACTGTTTTAAAGAGTATAAGATTTTAGTTCCCGAAAAATAAGGAAAGGATAAAAGATGAACACTGAATATTTAGAAAAACTTTACGGTAAGGATAATCGTTTAGAAGAATTTTTTAGTCTAGTAGCCTCTCAGCTTCTTTACGGAGGAAAAAAATACGCTCTAAAAGGAGCTAAGTCTAGAGAAAGTACTGATGAGCTTTTTGATATTCACGGAATGACTTGGTTGTTTGGGACAATCCACAAGTACTGCTTTCGCTTCTCTAATCTCAAGAGAGAACGAGATTTACTTAAGATAGCGACTTATGCTTATTTAGTTTGGTTAAAGAGGGGATTTTTCTGTAAAGCGTCAGGGGTTTCCGAAGGATTAGATACTTCTCTAGCTATTAAGGAAATGTTCTTTCCGACCTTTCAGAGTTTAGTGACTGATTTCAGTAAACATTTTTCAGTCAAAGGCGAACCTATTCAGGTTATCGCTAATTTAATGTCGATGTGGTCAAACGGAATGTGGAGCGATATATCGGAAGAAGCTATTTTCACTGTCTTTTTGCTTTCCTACTCTGTTTGGGAAGCAGAGGGATGGAAAGGAGAAGACCAAGACATCAACAACGAAGAAAAGTCTAAGGTCGGATAATATGAAAGACGAAGATTTGTTTGAAGAAGAACAGTACTTAGATATTGTAGGTTATTGCATTTACTGTAAGGAACCGATTCAGTTTCAAGAAGAATATGTTGTTAAGGGGAAAGATTTTTATCATCTTAATTGTTATAATCAATTAACGCAATATTCGGAAGACTATGGAACAGATACAGACGAAGACGTATAATAAGAGAGTAGTTCTTGTTGACATTTCATACTTTATGTTTGCTAGTATATTCTCTTACGCTAAAAGAAAAGATTATCCCCCTACTTTTACGGCTTTAAGGATGATGATAGGAAATCTTAAGCGAGTAGGTATTCGCCCTGACGATTTAGTTATTCTAGCGGTAGATAGTAAGAAGGGTTCGTGGAGGAAGGAAATTGACCCCGCTTATAAAGCTAATCGTAAGGAAAGCCGTGAGAAACATGATATTGATTGGAAGAAACATTTTGAAGAGTTTAATGATTTATATGAGAGGTTAGATGGAGGAACGCCCTTTCATGTGTTGACAGTAGAGAAATTAGAAGCTGATGATATCATTTCCTTTAGTTGTCGCTATTTTAAAGACAGGGAGTGTATTATTATTAGTGTAGACGCTGATTATGAACAGTTAGTAGCGTTTCCTAATGTTAAGCTTTTCAGTCCTATTTCAAAGAGATATAAGACAGTAAAAAATCCTTACGCTGTTTTAGCTTCTAAGATTAGGAAAGAACAAGCGGATAATTTAATAACGGAAATCCACACAGAGCTGGATTACGAAAAGAGAGAAAAAATTGTCAATCTTCTTAGATTACCTGAAGAAATTGATAAAAAGGTCGAGGAAGTAATTCACTTCCTCCCAGAAAAGGACTTCGACTATGAACTAATACCCTTCAATTCGATACGAGAATCTTTCAAGACGATATACGGAAATGAGAAGTATATTGTTCCTGAGAACTCTTTAAGTCGAGCTGAAAAACGAAAACTCCGTGAGGAGAAGCGGATTCAGAAACTCAAAGAGAAATACGAAAAAAAATTAAAAAAAATTGAACAGAAAAATAAACTGTTCTAACAAGGAGAACAATCAATGAAAGTGTTAGCAATTGGAAAGGGAGGAAAAGTTTTTAAGGTCGGAACGAATGAGTCGGATGCGAAGTGGTATGTCACGGATGAGGTAGCGCAGTACGCTAAACAAGTCAAGATAGGTGATGAAATTGAACTGAAGGCTAGGGTTGAAGGTAGGAATAACATTCTTACTTTTATCAAGATTACAGGGTCTTCAGCTCCTACAGGAGGTACTACGGCTTCTACTCCCTCTAGTTATCAGAAAAAGGCGTGGACTCCTTACGAGAAGCCTCAGGAAGTTCAGGACAGTATAAGACGCCAAGCATGCGCCCACGCCGTGAGTAGAACTCTTATCGGTCTTCAGGGACAGTTTGATGTTAATAACGTTACTGAAATCATTGATGTTCTTTTCGCTAAGTATCTTGATTTAACTAAGTAAAAAATATAAAAATCGTAACTGTGCTAAAGTGTGAGGATTCGTCACCCTCTTTGAGGCTACAGAGCCTACCCGAAACTATCTAGGAATATAGCGACCGATGACAAACGGTAAGCCTTACAGATTGTCTAGACAAAAAGTAAGGTCAACGGATAGTAGTTACGATTTATTTTTTTAACTGAAAAGGAACTCATGAAAGAAATTCGTCTTAAAACTATAGAGTATTTAGAGAAAGTGGTTCCTAATTTTAAAAAGACTAGAGGAAAGAATATCAATTTTACTTGTCCTCAATGTCTTTCTGACGAACCGACTTGTCATTTAATCTCTCCTACTGTCCCTGTTTTAATGTGTACAAAGTGCGCTTCACAGGGAAAGGGAAGATTAGGATATGTAGATGAGTACTACGCTAAAGTCAGAAATTGTACGCCTGATGAAGTATTACAGGATATTGTTAAAGTATTATCTTTAACTACTCCCGCTCCTAAGACGCTTAAAGAATTTCTTGATTTTTATGAACAAATGAAATTTGATTTAGTTCCTGTTTCTAGGAATAGTAAAGCTCCGATTGAAATGGCTTGGACTACGAAAACTCATACGGATAGGAAAGAGTGGGAGAAGTGGTTAGAGAATAAACTGAATATCGGAGTTAAGGCAGGAGAATGTTCTAACGTTACTGTCATTGATATTGATACGGCTGAAATTCCTGAAGAGATTGATAAGCTTAAAGGAGAAGAAGTTCTTATTCAGAAGTCTCGTCAAGGATGGCATCTCTTCTATCAGTACGAACCTGAACTTGTTACTACTCGTATTGATGAGATGAAGATTGATATTCTTAATAACGGAAAACAATGTATTCTTTATCCCTCTGAGATTGACGGATATTTTAGACAGTTTGTTACTGATTTGAAACCTATTCCGAAGATGCCTTCTGCTTTGAAGGATTATATCAAAGAAAAAACAGGAAAGAATCCTGTTACTAAGACCTTCTCTGAAATTCTTAAAGAGGATATTCAAACAGAGAATTTTCATTCAGACGTTATTCAAGAAGGTAATAGAAATAACTTTATGATTCGTTTAGGAGGAATCTTAAAGAAGGAATTAAATCTAGGACAAGTTTGTTATACTCTTGATATTATTAATCGTCATTTTTGTAAGCCTTCTTTAGACCCTAGAGAATTTAGAAATCTTGTCAATCAAATTGACAAATATGTTTCTAATGATTTAAATGATACAACTTCTAAAGTATTAGCTTATCTTAAACTTGTAGGAGAAGCTACAGGACGAGATATTCAAGAAGTATTAGGAGAAAAGAAAGAGATTGTTGATAAAGTATTAGCTCATCTTATGAGAGAAGGATTAGTTCTCCGTAAGAATAGAATGTACATAGCCGTGAAGAGAGCTGATTGGAAGAATGAGTTTCCTACTCTTTCTCCTGAAGTTCCTTTTAAAGTTCCTTATTTCAATGATGTAGCTCATTTTAATTACGGAGACATGATTCTTTTAGGCGGTAGAAGTAAGGTAGGTAAATGTATTTCCGAGGGATTAGTGTATACAAATCAAGGACTTAGAGACATAGCCGATATAGGAAAAAATCATCCTGATGGAACTTCTACTCTAACAAAACATATAAGAGTATATAGCGGAGATTGGAAGAGAAAAACTTTTACTCATCCTAACTATTTTTACAAAGAAAAAGTTAATAATACAATAAAAATAACTACTCATCACGGCTACGAGTTAGAGGGTACACCAGACCATCCTATTTTGGTTGTTAAACAAGGAACTAATAATATGTCTGAAACGGAATGGAAAAAACTCAGAGATATTACAGAAAAAGACGAGGCGGTTTTAGTTACTCCTAAGAACAAACAGTCTAAAAGAATAAAAAAACAATACATTCCTATTTTTAAAGTATCCAAACACGCTACAAATTTAAAACATACTGATTTTGACATGAGAATTACTCCTGAAATGAGCAAATTATTCGGCTATATAACAGGAGATGGACATGTCTATCATAGTAATGTAAGAATTTATCAGAATAGTAAGGATACTCCTATACACGACGAAATTAGACATCTATGTAAAAAAATAGGGCTTCCTTTAAAAGAAACAATTTCTAAAAACGGAAATATGATTACATTTATAATTTCCTCTGTAAAGTTTTCTTTTTTCGTTAGAAGAAAGTTATTTGAGATAAGAAACAATAAAATATTTAACATCGGAAGTCGTTTTAGATTCTTTCCTCGTTGTATTTTATCGGCTAATGAAGAAGTACAGATAGGGTTTATAGAAGGTCTTTTTAATTGTGAAAGTTGGATAAATAAACAAAAGGGAATCAGCGTAGGGCTAACTAATCCAAAGCTAATTAAACAGCTTCACGTTATTCTATTAAAATTTGGAGTAATAAGTAGACTTAGACTGCGTATAGGATATAAAGGGCACGAGACGGGAAGATTAACTATACCTGCTTATTTCGTACAAAAATTTCTTAAAACCTTTAATTTAGCTAAATACAAAAATCATCTTTTTCAAGAAAATAACAAGCTACCTTATAACTTAAAAGAGGTCGGTAAGAATCAATTTAAGGAAGAAGCTTCTTTCTATTTAGATAAAATAAAAAAGATTGAATACAAAAATGAAGAAAAATACGTATATGATTTTAATCTAAGTTCAGATAAATATAAAAAAGCTAACAGATTTTGGGTTAATGGATTTGTTTCTCATAACACTACTCAAGCTATGAATATTATTAAGAGATTCGTAGCTCAAGGAGTTAAGCCCCATTATATGTACCTTGAGACTGGATGTTTTGACGAAGAAACTGAATTACTAACAAACAACGGTTGGAAGAATTTGGATAGTATACTAGAAACTGACAAGGTTTTAAGTTTAAATCCTATGGAAGGTTTTTCCGTTTATAAGCCAATTACTCATATTTTTAAAGAGAATTATAAAGGAAAAATGCTTTCGTATAAGAACGATGCTGTTGACTTTAAAATAACCCCTAATCATAAAATTTATTATAGAAGTGAGTATGAAGATTTTTATGAATTAGATGAAATTAGAGAGGTTATTAAACATAACAAGAGTATTAGATTTAAAACTAACTTTAAATTGAGAGATAATCATTTTCGTGTCTCTGAAATTAAAATAGGTGAAAAATACTTTAACAGAACCGCTTTAATGAAATTTTTAGGATGGTTTATTTCAGAAGGTAATTTGACAGGTACAGATATTCCTGAACATTCTAAAAAAAGAAAAGTTTGGAAAATTCAAATAACTCAAAGAAAAGAAACCTATAAAAAAGAACTCTTAGCTATGTTTTCTGAGCTTGGATTTACTCCAAAAATATCAAGAGGAGAAGTTTACTATATAGACAGTAAGGAATTATATGTTTGGTTAAGAACCTACTGTTATCATCCTGAACTAAAAAGGATGAGAAGGTCTTATATTAAATATATTCCTGAAATTGTTATGGAAGCTACTCCTGATGATATTCGAGTATTTTTAGATTCTTATATTATGGGAGATGGACATTTTTCTATAAGAAAAGATGGAACAAGAATCAATCATATTTCTACAGCTCAAAAACATTTGGCTGATTCCCTACAACTTTTAATGTTAAAACTAGGAAAATCAGCTTCTTTAAAATTCTATAAAAACTCAACTCTAGGATGTTATAGAGTAACGGAAATAATTGAAAATGAAGTTCAAGTCAAAAAAGATAAAATTACAGAAGAGAATTATGACGGAAGAATATGGTGTGTAGAGACAAAGCCTTATCATTTAGTTTTTGCTAGGAGAAACGGATATTGTTATTGGTCTGGGAATTCTCGTTTCCTAAAAACGGCTCTAACTTTAGGATTAAAAGAGGGAGATTTTTATCACGCTTTCGTTAGCGACCCTACTAAAGTTGAATTAGAAAAGAACGCTGTTACTATTTTAGATTGGTTACTTATTGATAATTACGCTGAAACGGATAAGGTTTTAAAGTATTTCGTTGAACAGCTTAATAAGACTAATGGTTTTCTTATTATCTTTATGCAACTTAAAGAGGGAGATAATTGGTTCGCTCCTAATATGATTCATTTCTTTCCTGCTTTAGCCGCTAGATATATATATGATAAAGTAGAAACAGGCTACGGAACTACGGGGGCGTGGGTGATTGACGCTGTTCGTGACCCTAAGAATCATAGCAAGGGTGGTAATTTACCATGCACGTATGACTGGGTTAATAAAACATTAAAACTAAATGGAGAAATTGATGAAAAAGAAGAAAGAAAAGATGAAGACCGTCCCTTTTAGGAAGTATTTTTATGAATGTTCTTGTAGCGGAGAAGGACTGATTACTGACGAGGACGAGAATTCTATTTATGTTTCGCTGTGGAAATTGGGATTCGGTCAGAAGAGTCACAGTAGTTTAAGAGAAAGGTTAAGATGGGCTTGGAATCTCTTAACAAAAGGAACTCCTGATATTTCAATTTGGACAGATTACGTGATGTTTACTCCTGATACGGCTATTGAAATATCAGAGGATTTATTCGCTAGAGGAGTTAGATTAAAACAAACCTCTACTTTGAATAAGAAGGTGAAGAAGAATGTCTCTAAAAAAGAAAATTGACCATCGTGCATTTGTAAACAAGTATTTTAAAGACCCGACTCATCATTTACCTATGATATCGGGAACAGGGCATAACACTCCTAAATATGTTTCTCCTAATATTAAAAAAGCTAAGAAGTTAAGGAAATATAAAACAGTACATGAGTGTTATTGCGGAAACACAGAGGAGAGAGAATCTATATTAAGAAATACTTTAATGTTTCTTAATAAAAAATCTTTTGTAGCTTGTTCTAGATGTACAAATTTAATGAAATTGAAAAGAATCGAGGAAAATATATTTGTTATAATATATTTATACGCTAATTGCTTATTACAGAGTTTGAAAAGAAAATAGGAAGACCGCTTAAAAGAAATATTACAGTCCTCGGACTTGATACAGCAACCAAGAGCGGTTGGTGCATTCTAAAAACAACGAAGAAGAATATTACTTTTAAGTACGGAACATTTAGGGTAGAGACAAAAGAAACCTATTCTAAATACAACGAAGTAATTAGACTGTTTCAAGAGTTAATTCAACCTAATCATAAAGTAGTTATTGAGGATACTTTCTTTAGATTTAATCCCAGAATGTACTGTATGATATCAAGGATCGGAGCTATCGCTTATACTATAGCTCATCTTAAGGGCTGTGAAGTAGAGTATATTCTAGCTACTTCCGCTAGATGTAGATTAGGTTTAAAAGGAAACGGAAAGAAAGAAGATATACAAGCTGAGTTTCTTAGAATGACAGATATTAAAGAGTTGGATAATGATATTGTGGATGCTGCAATCTTGGCTGTAGGCGGAGCTATTGAAAAGCTGATTTAACCACAAGATTTCACTTGACAAATTTAAAAACGTATGATAGAATAAAGGTTCTATGAGTAAAGAAGAAAATAAGAAAACAGTTAAAGGATTGAAACAGATGTCAGATAAAGATAATTCATTAGAGCATTTTTGCGCTAACCATTTAAAGGAAATAGACCCTACCGCTAGAAAAAGTAGAGGTTCAGGGTGCGGAAATGAGATAGCTGATATTAGTAATAAGTACTTTTATGTGGAATGCAAACAGCAATTAACACGTGAAAACTTCACTTTTGATAGGAAGGTATGGTTGAAACATTTGAGCGGATTACCTATTGTAACAAAGAAGATTCCTTTTATGTGTTATGAAAATAAATTACATGAAAGATATGTAGTATTAGAAGCAGAAGACTTTTTTAAAATTGTTAAAAATCTTATAAAAGAAAAGGGAGAAATTTAATGTTAGTTAAATTGAATAAACTTTGGAACTCACAGAAGGCGTTAGGGGCTTTAAATATTATTAAGGATTTACCTATTAAAACGAGCTATTGGATAGGGAAAAATACGAAGAAGATTTCTAGAGAAATTGAACTCATTGAAGAGAAGCGTAGGGATTTAGTCAAGAAATACGGAACTGAAAATGAGAAGAAAGAAACTTCTGTTCCTCAGGAAAAGATGGAGGAATTTACAAAGGAGTTTTACGACCTTCTTGATACTGAAATTGAAGTTGATTTGAGGCTTTTTAATATTGATGAGTTTACAGGAAAAAGCGGATTGACAGGACAGGACATGTTACAGCTCGATTTTCTTTTTCAAGACAATGAACCTAAAACAGAGGCTAAGTAAAAACCAATGGGACGACCGAAAAAAATCAAATCTACTGAAGTTCTTGTGAAAGAAGCTGAGACTGAAATTAAGAAAGCCGTAGCTGATAAACACGATGACGCTCGTAAAGCTAAACTTCGTAAACTTCTTCAGGATATTAATAAGAAGTATGAAATTGACGCTGTTCATTTCGGAAGCGAGGAGAAGGAGTGGGAGAAGATTGGTTTCGGTGTTCCTCCTATTGATGAGATGTTAGGGGGCGGTATTCCGAGAGGTAGGTTTTCCGTTCTGTGGGGGCCACCCAAAACAGGGAAGACTACGCTTGTTTATAATATGATAGCTAACGCTCAAAAGAAAGGGTTGGCGGTTTGTTTGATGGCTCTTGAGGGATTTGACGCTGAGAGAGCTAAACTTTTCGGAGTTGATTTAGAGACTCTTGTTGTCGGTCGTTTCCCTAAAGCTGAACAGTCTTTAGATACGCTTATTAAGCTTTCTAAGGATAAGGTTGTTGATTTAATTATTGTAGATAGTATTCACAGTATGGCTCCTAAAGGAGAATTAGAGGAAGGAAAAGCGGGGAAAGAAAAAAGTACTGAAGCGGATACAATGGCTCTACTCGCTAGAAAACTATCTCAGTTTTTTAGGATGGCTACTGACCCTGTTTATCGAGGAAATGTAGCGGTTCTTCTTATCGGACAGACTAGGACTAGTGTAGGGTTTATTGCTTTTGAACAATTAAGCGGAGGGAACGCCTTATTGCACTCAGCTAAGTTAATTATGCACCTTCGGAGGGGTCAGAAGGCAGACGCTCCTGTAGAACGATTTAAAGACGATGAAGGGAAGAAACAGGAAATTATTATCGGCTTTGATACAGCGATTAAACTTGAGAAAGTTCAAGTACCTAATTGTAGCCCTGAAGGTTCTGAACTTCACCTTCCTTACCACTATGATAAAGGCTTTGTATGGGAGTAAATTCTTTTAGTATCGGTAATCCTAATTACACTACTCATAATGATGATTGGAGTGAAAAATAATGGCTAAGAGTTCTAGTAAATCAAGTAACTATTCAAATGAACGAAGATTAGTTAATAAGAGAAAGAAACAGGATAAAAAAGCTCTTAAATTAGAGAAAAGGAAAGAATGGCGTCTAAAAAAGTACGCTGAAAAGAAACTTGAAGAAATGTCTAATACTACTCGTAGGTTATTGAAGAAGTGGACTAAGGATGAGAAATATAACCGAAAGAGTAATAAACTGTGAACAAAAAATGTAAGGAATGTAATAGTGAAGTAGTTTTTATGGACGATTCAATTAATGACGACAGTAGTTCAGGTTTTTACTTGTGTCCGAATTGTCACGAAATGTACTCAATCGAAGAAATCGAAAAAGGAGATTAAATGAAATACGAAGAGATAGATTCATATTTTACTGATTCTGAAAGCGTTCTAGAGATTCTCCCTATTTGTAGCGAACAGTTTACTCGTATTGATGAAATCGGAGGGATTTTAAGAAACAGGGGATTTTCAACACCTGTGGAAATCGAAGCTCTCCTGAAGGAACTCAACGGAATCAATATTTTCTTGACTCCGATTTTAGGTGTAGCTACTACGGCTAAGACTGAAAACGAGGACAGGGAATATCATGAACGAAAGATGATGTTAGAAAAAGAAGGAGCTAAGGTAGTAGACGCTGTTTTAAATCGTGAGGCTTCTTTCGCTATTTCTAATTATCGTAGAGTTCGTAATGTTATTGAGGCGTATATTTCAGTAGTGAATACTCTTATTATGAGTTCTCAATCTCTTCTTAAGAACAGCGAAAGGGAAAGACAGAATGTTGTTTCTTAGTTGTTTAACTATTTTAGCTATATGTGTTTTAGGAGTATTAACTTTTTTAGGCTTGAAAATAACAATCAGTCTTATTGTAGATTTATTTTACGATGAAATTAAGAAAAGGAAACTATAATTGAGAATCACAAATATTCATAATATAAACAGAGAAACGTACCTCTTTTGTCGAAAGGAGGACGGAACTCAAGAAATCATTAAAGACAATTCCTTCTTCCCTTTCTATTATGAATATGACGCTCAGGGGAAATATAGGGGATATGACGGAACTCCTCTTAAAAAAGTAATTGTAAGTAATCCTAGTGATGTTAGGAAGAATAGGTCTTTAGGTTCTTTCGGAAGCGATATTTCTTTTAAGAAACTTTACTTAACTCATAAAGTTAAGGAAATAGAAAAAGCTCCTGTTCGCTTTATGTTTATTGATATTGAAATTCAAACAAAAGAACTACCCGATATTAGACAAGCTAAAGCTCCTATTACTTGTATCAGCGTTTATGATAGTTTCAATAAGACAGTAGAAACGTTCTGGATAAAAGATTATGATAGTGAGGAAACTCTGATTAATGAGTTTATTCATTATGTTAAACTCTGTAGTCCTGATTTGCTTTGTTTAACTCCTGATACAATAGTAAAAACACCTAATGGATTTACAAAATTAAGCAATCTTAAAATTGGAGATACTGTTTTATCAGTTAATAAGGAGAACAAATTTTCAGAAGCGAAGATAATTAATCTTTTTAAAAGTAAAAAGGAACTGTTAAAGTTTACAACAAAAAAGGACACTATAACATCTTCAAAAGACCACCTTTTTCCTGTTTTTAATGAAAATGAGTTTAAAATTACTAACAGTTATCAAGCTACTTCTCTTAAAAAAGCTAAAGATATTAAAGAAGGAGATTTCTTTCTTAATCCTATTAATTATCTTCATGACGATGGAAAAAGAAGTGATTTCCATTGGTTAATGGGCTATTATTTCGCTGATGGAACAAAGGGGATTAATAAGAGACTAGAAATCAAGGACGAAAATAAAGAGCTTCTAGAGGAAGCTCAGAAAATCTTTAAGGAACTAGGAATTGAATCTAAGATAAGACTATCTAAAACTTGTTACCTCTTATATTCTGAACAAAGTTTTAAAGCTTTGGCTTTAAAAAATAAAATAACAGAGAACTACAATAATCTTCCTACTTATTTGAACTCCTTATCAGTAGGAGAACAAATTTCCTTAATCTCTGGATTTATAGATGGAGATGGAAGAGCTAACAGCTCTATGAGCGTAGGAACTATCAACGAATATCTCATAGATTGGATATCTTATGTTTTGTGGGGATTAGGCATCCCTAATAAAAAAAGAACAGATTTTCCTAGAAAAGAAACAAACGAAAAACCTTTTCACAGCGTAAATATTGAAAGAACGTCTTTTAATTCTATTTTTTACTTAAAGCACCCTAAGAAAAAGAAATATTTAACTCTTACTGATAAATGCTGTAACAATACAGTTCCTTTTATTAAAGTGTTACAAAAATTAGTAGGAACTTGGAAAATACAACTTCCTAGTTATCTGAAAAAAGAATTTTGGAAAAACGATTATCAAATCAATAAAAAAGCAGCGTTACATATTCTTAATTTTTTACTTTCTTGCAATTTAAAACATTCAAATAAACATTTTGTTTTAAAACTGATTAATCTTTTAGAAAACTTCTACTTCTCTAAAATAGAGGAAATAGAGGAAATTTCTGAGGGAGACACAATAGAAATTAGCTTAGATAAACATTTTCTGTTTATAGCAAATAATATTTTAACACATAACTGTGGGTGGAACGTATCCTTCGATTATAATTATTTACATAATCGTATCAAGAACTTCGCTAAAAGAATCAGTCCTATAAATCAAGATAGGTTCGCTCCTGAGGAATATAAGTATCCTGCTGGAATATCAATACTTGATTATATGAGCCTCTTCAAAAAAGTATTCATGAGAGAGGCTAGTTACGCTTTGAACAACATTTCTCAGAAATACTTGAATGATGATGATTGGGGAGAGACGGACTTCTCACAGGTAACTGACGATATTAAAGAAAAGAATATCAATGACGTAAAACGCTTAGTTAAGTTAGAAGAAAAATTTAATCTATTAGGTTATTTTGATGAAATTCGAAGATTGACGAAGGTACAGTGGGAAGACCTTTACCACAACTCCGCTATCATTGAATCTCTTCTTTTCGAAGAAGCTAAGAAGATGAATATCGTTCTCCCTAATAAACAGGAGAAGGTAGAAAACACTTCTTTTCAAGGAGCTACGAGAGAATCTAGTAAGACAGGGGCTTTATTTAATATCGGGAAGTATGATTTAGAATCAGCTTATCCTAGTATGATTATTAATTTCTGTTTAGATTTTCAGAACATTGTTACAGCTAAAGATACAATGACTCCTTCTGATTTAAAAAATGTAGTTGATATAGACGGAATATTGTTTAAACAAAATCCTAATACTCTTGTTCCGAATATGGTAAGAAAGATATTAACTCTTAAGAACAATCTCAAAAAAGAACTCGCTGAACACCCTAGCGAAGAATTAAAACTTAAATATAACGCTATTAAGGCAGTGGCAAATAGTGCCTTTGGAGCTTTCGGAAATCAATACTTCAGGCTTTATGATAATAGGATTACATCTTCTATCACTTATCTTGTTAGAGATTTGTTGATGTATACTAAAGATGAGTTAGAAAAGAAGAGTATTGAGACAGTGTATTGGGACACAGATTCAATTTTCGCTGATACTACAGTGAATATTCTCCCTATGTTAAACGAAACTATTCAAAAGTGGGGGAAAGAAAAGTACAATAAAGATAGTATAGCTTTAAAGTATGACTACGAAGGCTATTTCGAGAAACTCTTTCTCTTAGCCAAGTGTCGTTATATCGGATATCTTAATAAAAAAGGTAAAGGGAAGATTGAACAAGAAGTTAAAGGAGTTGAAGTAAAGCGAGTATCATCGGCTAAATTTGAAGGACAATTTCAAGAGAAGCTAATAGATATGATTCTAGATAAAAAATCTAGAGAAGAAGTAGAAGATTTTATCTTAGAACAAAAAAAAGCTTTAAAGAAAGCCCCTTTAGAAGATATAGCTTTCCCTATTAAATTATCCTCTATTGTTTATAAAGGAAACCCTATTCAGAAAAGATGTTTAGATAATAGTAGAATAGTTTTTAAGGATATGAAAATAGGAGTAGGCGAAGTATTCTATTATATCTTTGTAAAAGGCTACGGCTATGATAAATCTAATAAAGAAATTAACGTATTAGCCTTTAAAAAAGGACAGAATATTATTCCTAGAGAAAAGGTAGATTTTGAGGAAATGACAAGACGAAATATCGACGCTAAAATTTCAACAATCTATGAGGCTATGGGATGGAGCATTCAATCAGACGAACGTCAAGGGAGGCTTTTTTAAATGAGTGAAAGTATAACTATTTTTGTAAACATTATAGATAAAATTAACGAGCTTGAAAAAATGATAGCTTTAAATGATGAAAGAGAACTCGCTCATTTTCTTCTTCATTACGATAAGGATAAATATGAGGTCGTTGACATTGAATATAAATACGGCTCAGTTCATACAAATATGAGAGAATTTTTTATACAAAATCCCGATAATTTTGAACATGGACAAGAAAAAGGAGAAAACTAATGATTACTTTTCGTGATTTAAGTTTTGAAATTAAGAAGGCTGAAAAAGAATGTGAAAGTACTACCGATAATACTAAACTCTTGAAGGCTCTAGTTAAGCTTCAGACCTTACAGCTTAAGCTTCTTCATTCTATCAGATCAAATTCCGTGTTGTTAATGAAAGCTCAGGGAATTAGTTTTCAGGATAAACAGAACAAGGACGGCGAGTAAGATGCACACTTGGGGAGAAGAAGATTTCGATTGGGAAGGATTAGATAAAGCTGTCAGCTTTATTCACGCTAATTTACTTCGTTTCGGAAGAATAGAGGTTAGACAGTCTAAAGAAAAATTCGGAACCGCAAGGATTTATTGTTCTTTAGGCTTCTCTCAGCTTCACTCTATTACTCATCCTGGACATTGTTACAATAGATATCCTAAGTGGCTATGGAACTTAGACTGTATCTACGGAAGTAAGCTTATTCCTTTCTTATTTAATTGGTGGGTAGTCCCTTATCAGAAGTTTGTCTATAGAAAGGTCTATCAAGAAGCTTGTAAGAGGTGGCCTCATTTAGAAAAGGAGATTTGTTGTTGTGCAGATTTTAGAGAACTATTAACTTTTTATCCCTCTGAAAATTTAAGAAAGGGAGAAGTGTAAAAAGATGCCTAATAGAATTATTACAGATGAATTTTTAAAAAAGTACAAAGGAAAACAACCTCCTTGGGGATACGCAGGCTTGGGATATGTGGTTTACAAACGCACTTATTCTCGTCTCAAGGAAGATAACACTTATGAAGAATGGCATGAGACAGTAGCGAGATGTATTAACGGCTCACAGGAAATCGGAGCTGATTACACGAAAGCGGAAGCTGAACGTCTTTTTGATTATATGTTTAATTTAAAGTGTAATATGGCGGGTCGTATGTTATGGCAACTCGGTACTTCTCATATTAAGCGTTACGGAGGAAATTCACTCTTGAATTGCTGGGCAACAAAGATTGATACACCTGAAGCGTTTTGTTTTCTTTTTGAGAATCTTATGTTAGGCGGAGGGGTAGGATTTAGCGTTAGCCGTGAGGATGTTTATCAACTTCCTAATGTTAAAGAAGGAGTTAAAGTAGCTCATATTAACACAAAAGACGCTGATTTTATTGTTCCTGATAGTAGGGAGGGGTGGGTTTCATTACTGAGAAGGCTTCTTAAGTGTTTCTTTATTACAGGACGTTCTTTCACTTATTCTACTATTCTTGTCAGAGGATACGGAGAGAGGATTCAGGGATTTGGTGGAACAGCTAGTGGCCCAGGGATTCTTGTAGACGGAATTGATAAGATTGTTAAAATCTTTCAAAGTAGAGAAACTAAGAAACTGCGTTCTGTAGATGTTTTAGATATCTGTAATATTATCGGTTCTATTGTAGTATCGGGTAACGTGCGTCGAAGTGCTCAGGTCTCCATAGGCGACCCTGATGATTATCTCTTTATGAGAGCTAAGAGGTGGGACTTAGGAGATATTCCTAATTGGAGAGCTTTGTCGAATAATACAATCTACGCCGATGACTACTCTCATTTAACTAAGGATTTTTGGGAAGGCTACGAGGGGAACGGAGAGCCTTACGGATTATTCAACGTTAAGTTAGCTCAAACAGTAGGTCGAGCAGGAGAACATAAAAAAGACAACGGCGACCTAGTGAATCCATGTTGCGAGATAGTCTTAGCTAATATGGAATGTTGTAATTTAAGCGAAGTTTATCTCAATAACGTAGAGTCTAAAGAAGAATTAAAAGACATAGTAAAGCTTCTTTATAAGACACAAAAAGCTGTTTGTACTCTCCCTTTTATTCATGAAGAAACAAATAAAATCGTTCATAAGAATATGAGGATAGGAGTAGGGATGACGGGTATTTGTCAGTCATTAGAGAAGTTAGAGTGGTTAGATGAGACTTATAAGGATTTAAAACATTTTGATAAGGAGTGGAGTAAGAAGAAGGATTATTACGAAAGTATTCGTCTTACGACTGTTAAGCCTAGCGGAACATTAAGTTTGTTAGCGGGGGCTACTCCAGGAGTTCATCCTGCTTATAGTCAGTATTATATTAGAAGAGTGAGGATGGCTTCAGATGATAAGATGGTGAAGGTTTGTAAGGATTTAGGTTATCATACGGAATATGTTAAGAACTTTGACGGAACTGAGAATTATAATACTACGATTGTAGAGTTTCCTTGTTATGCAGGGGATAATGTTATTGTAGCTAAAGACATGTCAGCCGTTAAACAGTTAGAATTAGTCAAGAAGATGCAGGAAATATGGTCGGATAATTCAGTGAGTGTTACTGTTTATTATAAAAAAGAAGAGTTGCCTGAGATTAAGAAATGGTTAAAAGAGAATTATAAAAATAGTCTTAAAACAGTCAGTTTTCTTCTTCATCAGGAACACGGCTTTAAACAAGCTCCTTACGAAGAAATTACTAAAGAAAAATATAATGAATTAATGAAGAATATTAAACCTATTAAGTATTCTAAAATCGACGGAGGAACTGATTTAGATGTCGAGGAATGTGCGGGAGGAGTTTGCCCTATCAAATGAAAACCTCAATTTTATTATGCGATTTCGATGGAACGCTTTGTTCTCATGAGTACCCTAATATAGGTAAACCTAACGTTCATGTTATTGAATTTGTTAAGAATTTTAGAAAAAAGGGGAATAAAGTTATCCTTCATACTTGTAGGGGAGGTAAATGTTTAGAGAAAGCTTTAAGGTGGTGCGAGAAACATGGATTAGAATTTGACGCTATAAATGATGATTTACCTGAGATAAAAGAAACAAGATTCGGGAAGACGAAGAGTAAGAAAATCTACGGAAATATTACATTAGATGATAAGGCTCTTCATCCTGAAACTTTAAAAGTATTAAAAAATAAATACAGGGAGATTGATAATGACGATTGAAAAAGTTGATTTAGAGAAGGTAGCTATACTGATTGATAAAGTTCGTCAGCTAAGAGATGAATACTTACTTTTATCCTCAGATGAACAAATCGCTTATGATTCTATTATGGATGATATGATTAAAACAGAAGAGAGTAAATAATATGAATCCGAGAATATTAATTCTTGACTTGGAAACAGCACCCGCTAAGGTTTATACTTGGGGTCTTTTTGACCAAAACATCGGAACAAATCGGATTGTTGATGACGGATATGTGCTTTGTTGGTGTGCCAAATATTTAGGAGATAAAAATGTACTAAGCGACGCTCTTATTAATTATCCTGATTATTACAAGAAAAATCCTCGTTGTGATAAGAAGATAGCTGAGTCGTTGTGGAAATTAATGAATGAGGCTGATATTATTGTTACTCATAACGGGCAGTCATTTGATATACCGTGGGCTAATACGCTATTCTGTAAACACGGATTAAAGCCTGTAAGTCCGTTTAAAAATGTAGATACTTATTTAGCTGTAAGAAAGAAATTCCGATTCATAAGCAACAAATTAGATTTTATCTGTAGAAAGCTTGATGTAGGACACAAACTCTCGACAGGAGGTTTTGAGTTGTGGGAGAAATGTATGAGAGGAGAAAAGAAGGCGTGGAAACATATGGTGCAGTATTGTAAACACGACGTAAAGCTCCTTGAGAAGTTGTATCTCATTATTCGTCCTTATGTTCACGGACATCCTAATGTCAATCTTTACAGAGGAGTTGTAGGAGAAGTTTGTCCTAATTGCGGAGAGAAGGAATTAGAGCGTAGAGGTTTTGAGTATACATCTCAATGCAAATATCAAAGATATGTATGTAAAGCTTGTGGTCGTTGGAGTAGAGGGAAGAAACCTGAAGCTAAAACAACAATAACAGGAATCTAAGATGTGGCACTATAGAATATGTAAAAGAAAAGATAAACAAGGAAATATATATTTCAACGTTGTTGAATTTTACAAAAATGTTCCTACAGGAAAAGGAAATAAAAAAACAAATCTTTAGTCTCAAGAACCAGAAGCTCCTTTCGGAGAGACTAAAAAAGAACTAATAGAGTGTCTAAAAATGATGTTGAAAGATTGTGAACATTACTCTGTTTTAGATGAAACTAAACAGCGAAAAAAGGGTCAAAAACGAGCTAAAAAGCTTCGGTAGGGGTAGGAGTAAGGGGGTACTCAAAACTACGCTAAAACACCCCTATTTTATTCGTGATTCGTCCTAAAAACCCCCCTTTTTAGGGGTATTTTTCGTTTTGAAGCAAATCCGAAATACCCCTTTTTAAGGATATTGAGAAAATGAGCGAAAAACGAGAAAAAATATACGAATGTGAGATATGTAGGTATACTGAACTTCGTATCAATCATTACGAAGAATTTCTTAAAAAATGCGGGAAATGTATGAAGAAATACCGAGATAGTTTAGATAGTAAAAATATTAAGAGGGATAAAAAGAGCTATGGCGAGATTTGATTCGGACGGTGCTGGGAAAGGCGACAGTTACCGTGATGTAAATAAGAAAAAATATGACGAGAATTTTGATAGGATATTTGGAAAGAAACCTTTAAATATTATGAAAGAGAAAGAAGATGAAGAAACTGAAGGAAGTGAAACGAAACGGAACTTGGATTATGATAATCAAAATCTATGAAAAAATCTAAAATTAAAATCAGAGCAACATGGGAAATATCTCCCGTGACAAGAGTAAAACAAAGTAAAAAGAAGTATAAAAGAAAGAAGATAGATTTGCAAAAGGAGATTGAGAATGAAGACTGACAAAGAATCAGAAGTTAAGATTGATAAAATGACTTTGAATATTGACGGAGAGAAAGTATCTCTTACTATCGAACAAGCTAAGAAGCTTAAGAAAGTTCTTGATGAATTGTTCGGTAAAGAGGTTATTAAAGAAGTAGTGAAGGAAATTGAACATCATTATCATAAGGATTATTATTGGGATTTGGCAAAGCCTTACGTTACTTGGGGCGAAACAAATGAGTTTGCTCCTCTGCCTGATGTAGTTTATTACGCAGACATGAAAACTCTAAATGTGAATTTCTAATGTTTAATAATTTTTCAAAATAGAAAACAACAATAAAAATAAAGAATTCTATGAGGAACTTCGTGATAGATAATATTGTAGTTGGAGACTGTCACATTAAAGAAAACGCTATAGATGAATTAGATTCTATCTTTTCAGAGATAATAACTTATAAGAGTAAAAAATTAATAATCTTAGGAGATTACTATCATTCCAATAGACCTACAGGTAAGGAACTAGAATTCGGAACAAGATGGATAGATTCTTTTAGAAATCTTTATGAGGAAGTAGTTCTAATTAAAGGAAATCATGAAGCGTCTTCTGATAACTGTACTTGCGTTGATTATTTAAGATATTTAAATATAGGAGTTGTAGACACCTATATTAAAGACGATTGTTATTTTGCTCATCATTTTTTGAGTGAAAGTGAGTTAGCTTTCGGAACAGGAAAATATTCTATCGCTGATTTAAAAGATTACCGCTATGTTCTTCTCGGCCACCAGCATAAGTTCCAAGAGTTAGCTCCTAATATGTATCATTTAGGGGCTGTTAGAAAATGTGATTTCGGAGAAGCCTTTTATTCTCAGCCTAGAATAGCTTTATTTAAGGATGGAGAACTAGAGTTTAAGGAGTTAAAATCTCCTAGTCAAATCATTATCTGTTCTCATCCTAATGAACTAAAAGGCTTAAACGAGAATAGTAGGATATTGTATATCTTTAATAGTTTTGAACAATTCTTAAATGAAATAGGAGAGGTTAATATCCAGAAACCTCTTTTTAAAGAATTAAAAATGAAAATGAACTTTAAGAAAGATGATAAAAAATATGAGAAAAATGAAAATCAATCTTTCAAGGAATTGTTTCAAGCCTTCTTAGAAAATTTAGCTCCTGATGTTAAAAAAGAACTAGAAGAAGTGATAGAATATGAAATATAGATTTAAACTAAAAGGCGAAGAACTTAAAAAATGTGAAAATTATTATAAAGTTCTAGTAGCCTTAGAAGCTGAAAAAGAATATCCTATAATATGCGGCCATGGTGGAGAAGAGTGGCTGTGTCCTAAGTGTGCTCATGAGATTACGCAATTCTCTCAATTTGAAAACGAAACTACTCAAGTTGAATATCAATGCCCAATTTGTCCTTTGTGCGGTAGACCTATTTATCCTAATTCGGAATGGACTTTGTGGAAGAAGGCTAGAGAGTCTTTTATAGCTATTCATAAGGTTTGTGAAAAGATATATGATGTACGTTAAGTGGTTATGGATGGAATGTGAGAAGTTTACGGCTACAGTAGATTTAAATCAGAACGATACCGTAATAGACGCTCCTCCTCAAATGAAGAACTTTGTAGGAAAACATAAAAGCTGTTTAGAATTTTATCTTAAAAGCGAATATCCTGACATAGAAATACAAGAGAGAAAGATATTTTTTAATGATAATTCATAAGATTCACTTGAAGAACTTCAAAAACTTTAAAGGTGTTCATTCTTTTGATTTTAATCAGTATAACCTTATTAGCGGTGAGAACGGAGCAGGGAAATCGACAGTAGCGTTAGATAGCGTTCTTTTCGCTCTTTACGGCTTCTCTAATCAAAAGCTAGAGAAGTTACCTAACAAAACAGTTAATCCGAGGAAATGTTCGGTAACTCTAGAAATAGATAATCTTGTAATCACTAGAGAAATACCTGTTAAACTAACTATTGTTGAAGACGGAGTTAAGAAAGAATTCGCTACTAATAGGGAGGCTCAAAAATATCTTAATGAGCGTTATAAGAACGTAGAATATTTCCGTAAGTTTAGAATGATTGATATTACGAAAGGAATTAATATTCTAGAACAAGGAAACTCAGCCCTTCTAGAGACTCTTTTTAGCTATCATCAAGAATATATTAGTTCTATTCGTGAGAAGCTATTAGAGAAGAAAAGCGAGAGAGAACGCCTTAATATAGACGATGTTAAGCTCTATACTATGTTCCCTAGTCAAAAAAGATATGATTTTTTATCAAGTTTCCTTAGAGAGATAGAAGGACAGTTTCATGAGATTACTACTATTTCTAATCATCATCAGAATGAATACTATAAACACTTAAACGCTAAGAAAAGAAAAGACGCAGAGAAGCTTCGGCTTTCTAAACAATCTTCTAGGGTTACTCAAGAAGCTAAGTGTCCTTTATGTAGGAACGTTCTTAATAAAACAGAGCAAGCGGGAATCACAGAAGATATTAAAAAGAAGATTGTTCAATTAACGTTAGATTCTAATTCTTTAATTGATAAGGTTAATGAGTCTTTAAAAGAAGCTCAGAAGGCTAACGGAAAGAAGAAAGCCTTAGAAGAACAGAAGAATAGAATTACTCACTTAAAATATAAGCTAGAGACTAGGTTAAAACAGAAGGATTTTATCTACACTACTAAAGATATTGAGACGATTAAATCAGCTATTAAAGAACTAGACAAGTTTTCTAATCAGTATATTTTAAAGTATATTAAAATCTTAGAACCTATTATCAATAATGTTATTAAGATAGTAGGATTTAACGTAGAGTTCTTAATCAATGATAAAAAGAAGATAGACATTAAGCTATTGAAAGATAATGTAGAATTTGACTACTACGACTTGTCAAGCGGTCAAAAACTTCTTCTTACAGTAGGTTTTCAGTTAGCTTTGTTATTAGAGAAAAGTGAAGAAGGAATTATTATTGCAGATGAAGGATTTTCAAGTCTTAGTTCTAATAATCTTGACTTGCTTCTCGACATGATTAAGGACTACCCGTTTCAGTTAGTGTATGTTATTCACAGAAGCTTAAGCGTCCCTTTAGGGATAAAGGAGATAAAACTTTAATGAAAAAGAAGAAGAAAATTAATCCTAAAGTAAAAATTAAATACGGTTTCGAAAAAGACGAAGAAATTATAATAGACTTTACTGATTTAATGAAAACTCTAAAGGAACTAGGAATGTTGAAAAAATGAAAGAGTGCGTCATATGTGGAGGCGGAGCGAGTGTTACTGAAGGAGTTGAGACAGGACTGTGGGATAAGCTGAAAGAAAGCGGAATTGAAGTATGGTCGGTAAACTACGCTTTTAGAGCTATGAAGCCTCTTCTTCCTACAAAACAGCTATGGTGTGATACGACCTTCTTTAAGAACAACATTAAAGATTTAGAAGAGTTAGCGAAGTCAGGTGTAGAGTGCCATACAAAGAAAAACGATAGATATAATTTCATAAACAATATTATTCAACATGAATGCACTAGAAAACCTGAAGAAAAAGATAATAAAGTATTTATAGGGGCTTTAGGTCTTAGCGGAATGTTTAGCTTGTCTTTAGCCGTACAGATGAAATATGATACTATTTATCTCTTAGGAATGGACTTCGGAGTTCCGAATCAAGGAATAGCACAAACTCATTTCTATCAGGGAAAGATGGAATATATTTCAACGGGTGTAGGAAGGCCACAAGTTTATTTAGACGGAAATAGCCCTAAAAAGGCGGTAAGAGATTTTGATATTTATAAAGATATACCTAATATATTTAATGTAAGTTTAATTTCCAATATACAATCCTATAGGAAGATTGGATATCCTGAATTCTATGGCAAAATATCGAAAAAAGAAAAAGATTCTCCTTTACTGTAATCCTCTTATACAGGAAGCGTTAATAAAAAACATTCCTAATTGTAACTTTGAAGTAGGAGAGACTTTAGTACAGATTAGAGAATATAAACCTAATATTATTATTTTTGATAGAGAAGTAGAGAGAATATGCAAATACGCTAATAAAAAGACATATTTATTGTTCTTATCGAACGATAGTGTTTTTACAGGAGTATTAGAGAATGGATTTGACTCGAAGATGTTACCTAATCCTTCTACTCCTGAAGGAAAGAAACAATTAGAGTATGAAGAATTAGTTATTAAAAGAGGGAATAGTTTAGTTCTTAGATTAGCTTATATCCTTAACAATGTAGATTTATTAAAAATCATAGAAGATATTAGGAATAATCGTAAGATAAACAATCAAATCTACCTATATCCTATGATAGCTGATGATGTTTCTAAGGTTCTAGATACTCTAATATCACTAGAAGCTAAAGGAATAGCTCATTTAAGAGGCTCTGAGAAGGTTACTTTTTATAAGATAGCCTGTCTTATAGCTGAGAAATTAAAGCTTCCTGTTCCTTTAAGTAATTACGCTTTCGGTAAAACTGTTAATATTAAGCTTTCAGGAATTGTTCTTCCTTTTTTAATACGAAAATATGTTTTTGACAACGGAGATATAAAATGATAGATATTCCTAGACAATATAGAAAGATGATTTATACCAATAGCGAAGAAGGTTTTTCTGATTTAGGAGGAGCTGAAACCTTCCTATTAACTAGAACGGCTATGATATCTGAGGACGGAAATAACACTATTCTTGTTCAGGTTAGGAGAAAAGGAGAACAAGTAGCTAAACTAAGAGAATTAGCTATTTCAGAGGACGGTCATACTGATGAAGGTTTTATTACTATGATTCTTCCTAAGAAAGACTTAGAAAAAACTATTGAGATAACAGGAGTAGTTAAAGGTAGGAGAAAACAAAATACTACAAAATTTGATAATTTAAAAGAATTTTACGGTTGTGATATTATTATGTCTAAATGTCGTCAAATCGGATTTAAAGGAGAACCTATAATCAAATGAGAAATACCATAGCTAAAAAATTACGAAAAAAGTTTTGGGACAAACAAAATCCGAGAGAAGCTCAGTTGTTCAAGAACAAAGAAACTAGTACTTTTATAGCCGAAGGTCGTAGGCGTGAATATCAAGAAGCTAAACGCAAATATAAATCAAACGAGGAGAACTAATGTTAACAGAGGGTTGTTGGGAAACATTGAATGATTATAGAGTGTGGATTTACGGAGGTCATAAGATGACGAAGAGTGAAAGAATTCATGAAGCTAAGGAAATAGCTAAAAGCGGTTATCTTAAGATTGATAATCAGTTAAGGCGAGTAGTTAACGGAAAAACAAACAAAGATACATAACATGATTTCTAAGCCTGAATTACAATATAGTCTTGATACTATAGTAGTTGATATTTTAGATGATGTTATCGCTCCTTTGATAGGAGAAGCTCCTGGGATACTCAAAATCGACCCACATCACACTAATTTAGAGGAGTTCTTTGAACAACCTTTAGATAGTCAAAGAGCTATTAAAAGAATAATCGAAAAGTATCAGTTACCTCATTCTATGAAAGAGTACATAGACGAGGGTTTTAGTTTTATTCAGTTAGCTACCTTAATTTTAATATCAGGGGCTTATAACGAAGACTATCGGAGTATAAAAAAGTGAACGAATCTAAATTCAAAACATTAAGACATATTGAAGCTGTCAGAAACTATCTTAATCTATGTATTAAGAATCTATTAGACCGTCAAGAGTGTCATGACCAATCTAAACTAGATTCTCCTGAGGCTGAGATATTTGCAGAGTATACACCTAAATTAAGAGATGTTACTTACGGTTCTCCCGAATACAAACAGTTTCTTAAGGAAATGAATGTAGCTTTAGAACATCATTATTCACTCTCTAGTCACCACCCTGAACATTTCGCTAACGGGATAAATGACATGAACCTTCTAGATATACTCGAAATGATTACGGACTGGAAGGCAAGTAGCATGAGACATAATGACGGAAATTTACTTAAGAGTATCGAAATTAATACGAAGAGATTTAAAATTTCTAAACAGCTAGTAAATATTCTTAAAAATACAGCTAGATTTTTAGACGAACAAAAAGTTAATCATAAGGCTTGTGAATCATGAAAAAATATAGAATAATTAGATGTAAGGACTGTCCTAGTTGTAGAGTTGACGCTTTTTCTAAAACTAAAGATAGGTGTGAGTTAACAGTTCCTTTTAAAAAAGTTGATATCAATAAATTACCTAAATGGTGTCCTTTAGAGGAGTATAATAATAAATCGTGAACAAACTAACTAGAAATATGAGTACAAAAAAGAATAGAGAGTATTGGGCTAAAGCTAAAAAAACTGAAGAGATTGTAGCTAGTTGGCCTAAATGGAAGAGAGACATTCATATTTGCGGAACTAAAATATCGGTAGGCGGTGAGATTATTTGTCGCTGTACTCATCCTGAAAGATACGATAAGATTCGTGAACAAGAGAGAATTGATGCAAAGAGATACTCTTATTGGCCAGGTGATTAATGAGTTTAATCTTTGACCATTGGAAAAGAGATGAAGACGGAATGTTTTGTGATAAAATAAAACCTATTATTCCATTATCTAGATTAGGATATCTCAAAAATCGCCTAATAAGAATTAAAAAAGGAGAAAGAGTTTTAAAAGTTTATGTAGACGGATATGATGATTTTTTGCAATTTGATTCTAAAATTGAACAAAAATATAACATAAAGGTAAGATATATATGAAAGTTGAATTGTTAGCTATAACTCCTAATTCAGAAGAACTTATTGAAAAGGCTACAAGAACTTGTTATGACTCTGAGTGTAATCCTGAGACAAGGACTTCTTTTCTTAAAGGAGTAATGAAAAGAGGTCATGAATCCGTTATAGAACACGCTTCAGCTACCTTTAAAATAGAGGGTGTTTCTAGGGCTTTAACTCATCAATTAGTACGTCATAGAATTGCTAGTTACTCTCAAGTTAGTCAGAGATATGTCAAGTTTGATAATTTTAAATATATTGTTCCTCCTGAAATTGAAAGAAACAAAAAAGCTAAACAAAAATTTGAAGAAACTATGAGTTCTATTAGAGTAGCTTATGAGAATTTAGTTTACTTAGGAATTAAAGCGGAGGACGCTAGGTTTGTTCTTCCTAACGCCTGTGAGACAGAGATTGTAGTTACGATGAATTTTAGAGCTTTAAGGAACTTTTTGAAGTTAAGATTAGATAGTCATGCACAGTGGGAAATAAAAGAGCTTGCACATAGAATGTTAGAAATACTCTATGGGCAAGCCCCGTCTATTTTCGAAGATTTAAAACTAGCTGTAAGTTGAATCTTTGTAATCCATAGTGTAGTGGTGATTATCAACAAAGAAAGCCTGTTTATTAGCTACTGAACTAGACGAGCGTATCATGTACGACCCCTCATAAGCGGAGTTTCCTGTATTACGAATAGTTACATAGATTGAACCGTTATAGCTACAGAATTTCCACTCCTCATTTAAAAACTCCTCGCTTGACATAGCTAGAAGCCCTATTACACTATCCGAAGGGATAATATAGTAGGCTTCGGCTACTGTCACAGGAGTAGTCGTAGTAGAAAATCTCACCCAATATTTTGTCTCTCCGTCTATAGCCGTAGTAGCCCAATCCTCAGGAATTGTCCACGTTATTTTTCCGTCACTCTCAAAGCCTGATGTAGCGTCAGCATATTCTAAACCCGAAGCTCCTAGTTCTTCCCACGTAGCTCCGTTATAATATTCCGCTACTAAAGTATAATTACTTCCTCTTGTAGAGAACTCAAATTTAGCTCCTCCGAAAGTACTAGCTTCTCCTAGATAAAGATATTCTGTAGTATCGCTCATCAATTCAAAAGCTGTTCCTTCTTCTGTACCCGCTTCTGTAGTATTATCAGTATAAGTTGACCCGTCATTTAATAGAACAAAATCAAAAGCCGTAGCTGTTTCAGATGTAGCTAAACCTTCATTAGTTAAAGATTTATCATCAAAGTAGAGTTTATTTCGGATATCATAAGCGTAATTATCAGGTGTATATTTCCATATTGAATAGCCCGATTCAGCGTGAATATGAGTAAACCCTGTATAAGTAGCTAGAGTATGACCTAAAGATACATTTCTCAGGTACTTGCGTTGATAAGCCGACCCTAAATCAGTATATAAAGCGTCCACTTCATTTTTATTAAATTCAGCTTTATCAATCTTTCCGTTGAGAGCCAATATCATATCATTTAACAATGAAATCTTTTGACTCACGGTAAGATTTTCATTGACTTTATATATTGAAGTTGTCATTTTGTTTTCCTTACTTTTTATAAATAGTTATTAAATATAGAGTGTTTATCTCTTTTATCTTTTATTTTAAAAGAAACGGAAATCTTTATATATTCAGGATAAGCACTCCATTCGTCTCCTTGTTCTAATGAAAATTTCCAATTTTTTATAGTTTCTTCCGCTGCTTTGTCTAATCTTTTATTTCCTGAACTTTTTTCAATAGCAGTTCTACCTACTGTTCCTCCAGGCAAAATCTCAACAGCTACTATAGTAGTTCCTTCAATTCCTGAACGAAATAAAGAATCTGGATATTTAACAGCAGCAACATAAGAAGTAAAAAGAAGTTTTCTTTTTACTTCATCAGCTATTGAAATTTGACAAAATATAAAACATAGTAAAAAAATAAAAAACGTTTTCATTGTACTTTTGTGTAATGTTTTTTTATAGGTTCAGATAATAATCTATAATCAGTTTTTCCTATACATCTTTTTAATCTTTGATTTGTAGTTCTATCAGTATATTGTCCTGTACAATAACAAGAATCAAAAGAATTCATATTATTACATTCGTTAAATAAATCAATGTTTTCCTTTGAACTCATACTAAAAACAAATAAACAAAAAATTAATATTAAAGATTTTTTTTTCATATTTTTCCTTATCTTACTCGCATAAAATTAAATTTACAGTAGAACCTGATGAGCGAACTCCCCCAATGAACTGAGCAACACCTACCACACCACAAGTTGTCCACTTCATCTGAACACTAGTAGAACTTATTTTCGCTAATCCAGATTTTAAAGAATACATTGGCATTGGAGGGAATGGAAAGCCAGGATGATGAGAAAAAATTGCTGAGTGCCAAGGAGAAAATATATAATAAGGATTAGAATAATTTGGATGAGAATAAGTTGACCCTATAGTAGCTATTCCTGATTCTAAAATTTTAAATGAATTAGATAAAGTATGATAAATCAAATTCCCTAAACTATCCCTTATCCGTAATCCATATTCAGAAACAGAGGATGTTATCAATTCTTTTTTTAAAGTAAAAATTTTATAATCAAAAGAACAACTTCCGTGAACTCCAGCTCCTTCTTTTCCTCCGAAAAAGCGAACTCCAGTATAATAAGGATTAGAATAAGAAACGTCAAATACTCCGCATACTCCACTAGAATCACTAGTAGGTCTTATAGCAGCTATTGGAGGATAGAGATTATTGTCTATACTAACAGTAGTAGATAGTCCCTCTAAACTCGAAATACTTCCTGTTTTTTCTAATAAATAATTTGAATATACAGAATCAATTTGTATTTCACTTTTTGTATTGTTTATTTTTAGTCCGTAATCACTCATAATCGTCCTTTAAGTATAAGAAAAACAAAAATTAACACAAGTAGCAGGAGTAATGAAAGTAGAAAAACTCCAAGTACTCCAACTTATTGTTGTTCCGCTTCTTGAAATCATATGAGCAGATTTGCTTGGATCTGCATTAACTGGAATAGAAAAAATCCCTGTCAATTTCCCTGATATTTGAGACAAAGCTCCTGAGTTTCCTGCAGATGCAGTTTGTGAAGAAGTATAACTCAATCTCGTAATTCTATCAACTAAAGTTAAGTTTTCTTCTCCTTTATAATTATAAACTCTAAGACCGTAGCTCATTACTGTAATAATCCCATCTCTACTCGTAAAGCACACTGTACATCAGCTTCATAAGACAAAGCCCCTGTGTCATCTGCAGTCGTGTCAAAACCAATAGCTCTTCCACAAGTCGTAGCTGTGTTCGCTCCTGAAGACCACAAAAATGTTAATGTAGTTAAAGTAGAATTAGCTATAGTAATTTTACGAGTTGTAGAACTATAAGTCACAGTAGTATTGCTATCTCCAACAGCTCTCATTTTAGCTTGTATCTCTGCTGCTAATTCAGTAGGAGTGTAATCATCAGCGTCTAAATCTGCTGTTTTTGTACTACCGTTTTCAGTCCAATCTAAATCATCGTTTACTCCAGCTTCAATGGTCACTGTATCTCCATAAACTCTAACAGATTCGTTTTCTCCTTCTATATCTAAATTTGAACCTACACTTAATTTTCCTGTGATATCGCCTGAAGTAATAGTCATCTGCCCTTTAACGTTAAAAGTCTCCTCAGAGGAATCCCATTTCGCTCCTTTAGAATTGCTATAATCTCCGAAAATAACATCTCCTGAATCACTCCCTGAAGTTAAAATTTTAAATATTTCATTTCCGCTACTTTCATCGTCATAAGCTATAAAACTATTCGCTGTAATAACAATCCTAGCTCCCGATGTAGCTGTCCGAATAGTACCTCCTGTAATTGTAGTCCCTGTAATAGATACAGCGTCTAAACTTCCTGAAGTAATACTTCCTAGATTAGCTGATATTGCAGCTAAATTGTCTACTATTATCTTATCGGCGGTAATTGAATCCGCCTCTATCCTATCAGCATCTATATATCCGCTAACTATATCTTCAGCGTCTAAAACTCCCCTAATTGTTAATGTAGCTCCATCCCAATCAATGTAATGAAATCCATCTCCGCTATTTTCTGTTCCTCCAAAATGAAAAGTTCCGTCATTTTTTATATAAGCTTTCCATTCATCTCCATCAAAATAGCCTAAATAATCAGCAGATAAATATAATCCTTCATCAATATCAGGAGTAGAACCTACAGAAGATAGTGTTAATTCCCACTCTCCTACTTTTATTTCATCAGCTCCAGAAGAAGCAGCTCTATATAATCTATTATTATCCGTATTTAACCATAAATCTCCCTCAGCCAAAGACGTAGGAATTCCTTCTCCTGTTGTTGTAGCTGATTGAACAAAAGAGGTAATACCTCCAGAACCACCGCTCTGCGATATTATAACCCAAGCTCCAGCCTCCCTTAAATATAATTTATTTGAATCGTCCGTATCAACCCAATAATCTCCGTCCTTAACAGTTTGGCCGCTAGTAGGAGGCTCTTCGTTTTGATAAAAAGTTACAGGGATAACTGTTCCATTAGTTATAGTAATATCTCCTTTAATCCTTAATCCGTTTACAGGGTCATATTTAAGATAATTATCAGCGTCACCTATAGCTGTTCCGTAAGCGTCTTCCGTGTATCCTAAGAATCCGTTAAGATTTCCTATTCTAAGTCTCGTAGTAGGGGCTATCCAAGGAGTAGTTCCTGTATTAATAACCGACATATAAGGAGCGTTAGACTCTGAAGCGGTCATATAAATCATACCGTCCGTAGAAGAACCGTAATTAATTACCGCTGTTCCTTTTTTCCATATCGGATTATTATCAGCCGTATAATCTCCCGCTTTGTCTCTAGTTACAGAATAAGTGTTTCCTGATACTCCTGTCACTTCAAACCACTCATCATCTACTCCGTCCTTAATTCTAAGAATATCTCCTACATCAAAAGTAGTATCTCCTGTAATAGTTAAAGTAGAAGAATCTAGAGCTGTCATATCTAAATCTAAAATATCAGAATCGGCTACTAGTAAATTCCCTCCTACTGAAGAAATAGTTTCTTTTTCAAATACTGAAGTAGTGAATTTCCCTCTAGCTCTAATGTTATTAAATTCAGCGTCTCCGTTATCTTGAATCTGAAAACCTGTACCTAAAGCCCCGCTAACGAAATCTCCGCTTTGAATAGAGTTCTTAGTAACAACAATATTACCGACTCTAGCTCCGTCTACAGAAAATCTAGCTATTTCAACTCCGTTTTCATCATAGAAGAAAGTACCGTTCTTATTAAGTCTCATTAAACGATTACCGCTAGTAGATTTAAGCCTCATTTCCCTACTATCAAGCTCTAATGAACCCGAAGAATTAATAATCTTTAAATCCTCAGAAAGGCGGATATTCCCTATTAAATTATCAGCTAAAATAGGACTAATATTATCCCTAAGAAGTTCTACAGTATCTTCCTCGAATTTTCCGTATTTATCTCCATGTAAATCATAATCTCTTTGATTCACTATATAAGCATCATAAGAACTCTCAGAATCTTTATTGTTTACTATAAAAGCCGTAGTTCCAGGCTTAGGAACAATGATTTTAGCTAATACGAGTTTCTTAAAATCGTAGCTCTTATCAATGATAATAGCGTTATCAAAGAGAACTACATAGAAAACCTCAGTCTTATTGTCAAAAGGAATAGGTACTGTAATGTCTTGTTTAGTTTCATAATAGCGTCCGTAAGACACCCCTCTTCCTACTTCTACAATAACTGAAGAAGAAATAGGGGAAGTAGCTTTAACGTATAATCCTGAGATAATTCTAGGACGAATAACCTGAGACATGAGGGTTTGCATTGAGTTAACGATAGCTGCACTCGTAATGTCGGATATAGAACTCCCTGTTAAAGGAGATATTTCAGGTCTTTTTAATTGTTCGCTAGTTCTAAGACCTTGAGAATACTTTGTTCTAGACTCAATTTCATTTACGACTAATTCATATAAACTAGAGTAGCTAACCTTGCTGGTCATAAAAGTTACTTCTTTTCTTCTTGAATAGGTGTTTCCTTTTTATCTTTACTATCTTCTTTTTTCTTGTTCTCTTCAATCTGAGCGTTTTTATACATATCCCTCAAAAGAGAAATTTGTCCTTCTAACTGTAACTTCGCCTCTATAGCTCTCTGAGCTAATTCGCTTTTTTCCTCAATAAGTTTCTTAATTTCTTTCAGTGATAGTTCCATACGTTTTCTTTTTCTCCCTTACTTTTTAGTTTATAATCCATCCTCTAGTTAACAATTCTAGAATCTTCTTATCAAAAATAGCTCCTTGTCCCGCATCAGTCCCTATCTTCAACACACATCCGCAAAACACCCCTCCTCTAAAATCACTATTCTGATATTCGAAGTGATTTAAATCTGTATCGTGAAAATTACAATTTCTAACATCAGCGTTTCTAATAATAGTTCTTCCTAAAAATTTAGCTCTTTTAAAATTACAACCCTTAAGATTACAGCCCGATAAATTAGTTTCTGTGTCATTTTCTCCTATAGTACAATAAGCGAAATTAGTTCCTGATAAATCTTCATTGTAACGGTTAAGTGTTTTGATAATAGCTCTAGCGAATGATTGATTTTTCAAAGAATAACCTTCTAACAAGCTAGATATGTCTTTTCCGTTCTTAATGTAGCTTTCTATTAACTTAAGTCTTTCGTTGTTTAATATTTTCATTTTATCTTTCCTTTATGACGGATATTTAGCTAACACTAACGACATTGTAGCTCCGTTGCTATTGTCTGATATTGACTCTAAGAAGTATAAATCGTCTATTCCGTTTACACTATCTACAACTCTAACAGTATCGCCTACTAAAAGATGAGGACTAAACATTACTTCTACCTGAGCTTTCGAATGATTCTTGTAAAATTCATTTAAATAGGCTCTAGCTAGACGGTCATTTTGTTCTTGTGTAAATAATAATTCATCAGAAATATCTACTTTTTTATAAAGCCTATCTCCTAATTTCTGTAATAATCCGTCATAGTCTAATAAATCCGTATCATTTGGTTCATACTGATAAACATAATCTGTTCTAGCGTGTTCTTCTGTTAATCCTACACAACCTAAAAATTCACTATCAGTTAATCCTGTATAAGTAAATTCATCTCCGTCAATAAAAGCCGTAGCTGTCTCTCCGCTTTCAGGGTCTTCAAATCCTTTAGTAGAATTAACATAAATAGTTTGAGAACCGCTTTGAGGAATAGTATCTTGTGTTAAGTAAGTTGTAGGAATTAACTTAGCCTCTGATTTAAGAATAATATTAGCATAAGCCGAAAATTCAGTAAAAGCTACAGGATAAACCCCTTTTTTATACTCTATTTTTTTAACATTTTCAATTACTAATTTGAGATATCTAGCTCTTAAATCTTCTCCTAAAGCATCTTCTTCAAAGGATACTGAATCTCCGCTAGCTAAATGAACATAAGAAGTTTTATCGCTTATATTATAATAGTCAACTCCGTCTAAAGAATAATGTAAGCTGAAATGAATATCAGTATCGAATTTTAATACTTCATCAGGTTTAAAGAAACCTGCTACAATATCAATAGCCTGTATGTTTTGAACTTGTCCTAAGTCAATAATTCCGTAATTATATCCTTGAGGAGGCTCTGCATAAAACTCCGTCTGCACCTGTGTATCCCATCTTCCATCAATAACGCTAGCTATTCCCTGAATAGGGGTCATAGTGTGAATATACTCAAAAGTAGCTCTAACTGATGATTCTACAGGGAAAGGAAGAATACTCTTATGAATTTTAAATATAGCATTATCATAGTCAATTACAAGATTTCCTGCTGCATAAAATACCCAATACGTAGCCGTAGAAATAGATTCAACAGTAGAGTTTTCGCTTTGTCCAGGAACATTATAAATCCCTCCTGCCCAATCCATATTTCCGTCTCCTGCTGTAATTCTCATTACTTCATCTCCGAAAGCATCATATAAAATGATATCGTGGTAACTTTCTATACTATGATGAGCAAAGTAAATCTTATACTGATAGTATACTTGAACGTCTACCTCAGTTCCCTTCTTTGTCGAAGTAGTTTTTGTTACAGTCCTCGTAGTTCTTAACCACCTCACGGGCTGCATAATCATCTGATGTTTCTTATTATCAATAGCTACGTTGTCTATATAAACTATCGGTTGAGTATTATTAACAGTAATATATCCCGCATTAGGAATTCCTGTAGCGAATAAGTAATAGCCTGTCGCTGTACTAGAAGACATCGCCATATCTCTAATCCACTGAGCATAAGTTTCGCTAGCTCCCTCAGGAATTACAGGCGAAACTCCCTCTTCTCCTATATAAGATAATTCAGATAAAGAAGCGTACCCTTTATATTCCTCATTAGTAGTAACAAAATCTACTCCGTCTTCAAACATAACATTAGTAGGATTTGAGTTTTTAGCGTACATAATAACTCTAGTATAAAGGTCAGTATCTTCTAAATAATTTAGATTAGAAATTAAACTAAGATTAAAATCTTCTACCGTTCTTTGAGAAAGGAACGAAGACCATATTTTCTCATCTCCTTGAGTTCTAATAACGTAGTTAGGGGCTACATAAGCTCTTAGTTTATTAATAGCCTCAAATCTATTTTCAGTCTCTCTAGGAGTAAATTGAATACGATTAATCTCAATACCTGAACTTTGCAACGTCTTAAAAGAATAATTAGTAGTACATCTAATATTTTCTGCTATAGAAACAGCCGAAGATAAGTAAATTCTTCCGTTTCTTTTGTCTACCTTACTAACAGTAATTCCGCTCGGTAAATCAAAATCGGAAGTAGTTAAGTCAGTAATAAGATTAGAATACTTAAGATACCACACCTCTCCTGTTCCTTTAGTAACAGAAGCTTTTACAACGCTTCCTGTTACGTGATTATTTAAAGAATTCTCTCCTGTTATAGGTATTCCGTATAGATGAGTAGAATCTATAGAAGTATAAGTAAAAATATCTCCGTTAATCTCGGCTTCTCCTGAGGAGGGAAAGCCTTCTGTCGAATCTACAGCTAGTACTGTAGTAGATATTTCATCCTCCGTTCCCGAACCTGAGTTATAAATTTCATCATAAAACATATCAGGAAGGATAAAATCATACATTCTAACGTCATCAATTAATCCGTTCATTGAGTTACTAGAATAGCCTATATAAAGATTAAATCCTGTTAGATTAGGTATTCTTTTAGGAGTATAAGTACCCGAAAACACTAAAGTCATTTGTACATTATCAATAAACAGTTTAATTTTATTTTCGTTTTCTTCTTCTGTAAAGTCGAATAATAGTTTAAAGTGACTAAAAGTATCTACAGTAACAAAAGAAGAATAGCTCTCTAAAATAGCTGTATAGGATTTGGATTGGCTACTTAATTCAATGATAAGCTCATCATCAGTCGTAGCGTGTATTTTAAGTTTTGAACTTCCGTCTCCGTTAGTTTTTAGGAAATAAGTTTCATTATCAACACCGCTACCTCCGAAATGTTTAGGGGCGTGCCAAAAAACTATTGATAAATATCTAGCGTCATTTATCTCCTCTACGTCTCCGCAATCAATATAATAATCATCTCCGTTAAGCTGTATAGCTCTATTGACTTTACCGCTAGCTGAAGAAACTATGTTACTGAAAAGATTCTCAGTTCCGTCTTTCAAAGAACCGTTATAATTTCCCTGTGAATCTGTTATTGTTACAGAAGAATCGTTATCGTTCATTTTATAATGAATAAAAGGAGGCGTTCCGTTATAATCCTCGGTTAAATAAGCCTTTAAAGTTACAGTAGAATCAGAATAATTAGGTATTAAAGTATCATAAGTTAACCCCGACACATTTTGAAAAGTATCAGTTAAATGATTATCAATAACAGCTTGAGCTGAGGTTTCATTAAATAGATATTTTCCATATCCATTAGGAGCCGTAAGAATCTGTTCTAGAGCGTCTTCTACAAATACCCCTTCAGTATAAAAATGATAGTTTCTAGCTACTACGTCGTAATTGTCTCTCACATTAAGAGGGAAACCAAATTTAACCTGTCCTGAAGCGTAATATATCTCCATTCCGTCATATTGAGGGTCATTTAAAGAGTGTAGTCTATCCCTAATCACTAAAACAGGAGGAGGATTTGTAGCTATAGAGTCATTAGCGAAATTAAACACTTGAGAGTACATGTCATTAGGAGAAGGAAGAAGATTAGGGGATAATGTTTCATTCTCAATCTTTTCTTTAGTTCCCTCAATCAACATATCCAAATCCCACTGTTGTAACATAGAAATGTAATCTAAACAATTTAGAGTAATCTCATTTACTTGAGCGTTCTTAGTCATTCCTCTTTGATTAACTACTCCGTAGAAGCAATCGTAAGCTATCGTATCGTTAGTAAATTTATACTGTAAAGAGACAACATCTCCTACGTTTACTTCATAAATACCGCTAGGACTAAATATCCCGTTAGGATTATGAAGAGTGAAAGAAGCTTGTGCCGCGCCGTATGTTTTATCAAACGACCTAGAACTAGTCTTAAGATAAGAGGTTCTATCTACTCCGTTAATAGTAAAGACACGAGTAGCCTTGATATCTTTATTAGATATTTGAGTAGAAGCTACCGCCGATAAAGTTCTCGCCATTTTATTTTTCCCTTACGTTTTCTAATTTTAAAGTTCCGTCATGGCATGCTAAGTGACATTTTCTACACACGGTCACGCCATTAGCCACTTCCCAGAATTCTTTCCATCCAAGAGCAAGCTGAAGGATAGTTCTCTTATCACTTAAAAGAGTTTTATATTTTTCACAAAATTCTTCAAAGATGATATCGTATTCTTTGTAGAGATGGTGAATGTCGAGTTTCTCTGTAGCCCCGCATCCTCTACATTTATACTTATCCCGTCCCATCACAATCTCTTTCCACTGTTGATACTCAGGTAAACCTCTGATACCTATTTTAAGAGAGCGTCTAGTCGTGAGTAAATCCTGTCCGTCTTTATTGTGTCGAGTACGATTGTGACAACTCCTGCAACGTTTAGAAGATTTGTAAATTCTAGCTCCACAATCAGGACAATATTTCTCAGTATCTAGTTTACTCATTAGTCAGACCCGCTCATTCTTGTGAAGCCTACATTGATAATATATTCGTCAGGACTCTCTCCTACTAACCATTTTGACTGTAAATTCAAGAATCTTCCTATGTATTCTTTCCCTGTATGAGTCACTATTTTAATAAAGTCATGATTTTCAATATAGCTCTCTAGCTCATCCTTAAAAGTCTCATCATTCATATACCACGTAAACTGTAAATCAGGTTTTACTGTTTTAGTTTCAGGAGTATAATAGCCGAAAGACCCATCAGCTAACTGAATGGCTTGTTGAGTAGTATTAAGTCCTACATCTAAATCTTCTTGAGGACGAGGAATAGTAGACGTTCCCCCTGAAGGCCAATCTCCATCTTCTTCTTGTACATACAGTGTCCAGTCCGACATTTTAAGCCAACCCTCTGGAGGCGTGTAAAGCAAACGCATCTCCTATGTTATTTGCTGTTGAGAAATAGGCACTCTCAGGTAATATGAAAGTCTTCTCATTCTTTAAGGCTACTAGATTTCTATTTACTACAGATAATTCTTTATTCGATAAAGATATCTTAGAGGCTACATTTCCTGTTTCTGTTTTAATTTCTTCTTGAACTTTAACTGATTTTTGAAAGAGAGGGATTAACATACTAGCTCCTACTAAAGCTATACCCGCTATTCCTATCGGGCCAAGAGCCGCTAAAGCTCCCTTAGTTCCTAAAGCAGCCATTCCTCCTGCAGCAGTAGCCGCAGCTCCAACCCCTGCCATACCTATTCCTACTCCTAGCGAACCTACACCTCCTAGAATACCCGCTGTAGCAGCCAATCCTCCTCCGTTACTACCTCCCGCTGATTGAAAAGCTGAATAGCCTACTAGAGCTGAATTCGCTACATTCCCTATTCCTCCTAAACCTCCTAGAAAATTCCCTGACTGTTGTCCCGCTTTCGTTCCGCTCTTAGCAGCATAATTCCTCGTATTCCACTTAGGAATAGAGTTTCCTCCTAGACCGAATAAACCTCCTAATACGCCTAAAGCTCCTCCTAATACGCCTCCCGCTGTGCCTGAGGAAGATTTACCGCTTAGAATATTCCCTATTGTACCTGCTGTTCCTCCTGTAGAGAGTAGTTTACTTCCCTTTACGAAGGACTCATACATAGCGTCCGCAGCATAATCTCCTCCTTTAATGAAAGTATCATACATTCCCTTAGGTTTTTTATCAAATATGTGTTTAATAGCGAAAAGTTCTTCTCCGAAAGCTTCTCCTATACCTGTAGCTTGAAAAACATTTCCTATGATTCCTTCACTAAAAGCTCCTAGTACAGAATCCTTAACAGAAGAAGCTACACCTTCTCCGAATTGTCCTAAAGTTTTTTCGCCTTTTAATAAATCAGTTAAACCTCCTGATAAAGTATCTTGAAGACCTTTAGAATAAGTATTTATTTCTTCTTGAACTAATTTAAGAATTTCTTGTCGTTGTTTAATAATATCTCTATTGTTTTCAATATCTACATTTTGAGCTTTTAAATAAGCTTCTTTCCTAGCTAGTTCGGCTATAGCTATTTGTATTCTATTATATCCGAACCCTTCTAATTTCTTAGCTACAAGTTCTTCTTTTAATAAGAAATCAGTATAGTTCTTTCTTTTCTCTAAAGTTACAATTTCAGCTTCTAATTGTTTTCTTTTATTAAGAATATCTTTATCATTATACTGTTTATCTTGTGTTAAATAGGCTAACTTTCTCTTAGCTATCTCAGCTTCTTCTACTCCGTAATCTTTAAGAGTATCTAATCTTTTTAATTCTATTTCTTGAGTTTCTTTATCAATCATATTGCCTGAAGCTTTTGTTTTTATTAATTCTTTTGTTTCTTCAAGTTCTTTTTTAATTTTCTCAGTTACAGAGTCTTCTTGTTTAGAAGACAGTTGTTTACTAAATGTTTCTGAAACTCCTCCTAAAAGCCCTTTCTGAAGGATATTTTTAACTAACTCTTTAGGTTTTAACTTAGTTTGAGCAGCTAAAGCTAATACTGGACCAGCTAACTGTGCATTGTCTGCAGCATCTTTTAGCAATAAAACAGTCTCTCTTAAAACATCTAATAATCCTTTCCATCCTCTTGTATCAGCTACCTCTGCTATGAGTTCATTCCACGCACCAGCTAATCTTCTTGTTTTAACCTCTGCGGTATCTAAAAGAATATTTACAGCTCTTTGACTAGCTCCTTCACTGTTTAGTGCAGCATTAGTAGCTTCTAATTGTTCTTTCCATTGAGCAAAAGCCGCTTTTAATTTAGTAACTTGACGAACGCCTGCTAACTGATAAGCTAAATCCTCTTTTACGGATTGTTCTAAAGTATCGTATTTATCAGCTATTTCATCTAAAATAGTTCCCCAATCTCTAAAAGTTCCTGTATTATCTTTAGTAGCTTTTCCTGTTTCATCAAGAAAAACAGGAACATCAGCTAAAGACTGTATAGAATCTCTCGAAACAGTTCCTAATCGAGTAAAAATAGTTTTAAGAGAGTTACCTATTTCCCCTCCCTTAGCCCTAGTAGCTAAATGAGTAGCCGTAATAATACCTAAAGTCTTCTCTAAACTCAGACCCATCTGTTTCGCTACAGGGCCAACCTTCCTTAAAGACTCCGCCATAACATCCGTAGTAATAGCGAACTTCAAGTCGATAGCTACTAAGGAATCTACAATTTTAGCAGTATTATCAGCCTCTAAGCCGAACGAATACATTACAGAAGTAATATCCTCAACGCTGTCCTTCATCGAGCGTCCTGTAACAATAGAAAGTTTAGCAGTCGTTCTCATTAAAGGGATAACTTCGGCATATGTTTTTCCCTGTTGTGCCCATAATCTCGCTCCCTCTCCTAAATCGTTCAGAGAAACTCCGAAAGCTGTAGCTAATTTCAATAAATCTTTAGAAAGTTTTCCTAATTCTTCTCTAGTTCCGCCTCCTACAACAGCTATCTTCGACATTACAGTTTCCCATTCAACTAAAAATCTAAAACTACTCTGTAAAAGCTGAATAAAAGATTGATACACTATTCTAGTACCCATCCAAATAGGAACAATTTCAACAGCTCTTCTAGCCATTTTTTCTATTTCGCTAGTAGCTTTTTTCTTAGCTTCTCCTAATTTATTAGTAGCGTCAATGTTTTCTTTAATGGCCTTTGTTTCTTTACGAGTTAAATCCTCGCTCGATATAATTTCCGCTCCTGTAGCTCCTACAGTTCCTACTCCTGTTTTAGGATTAACTTTTAATTGAGATGTTGTTCTTTGAAATTGATTTTGATTGAGACGAATGAGAGTAGTTAAACGTCCTACTTGTTCGCCCGTACTAGTAAGAGACGCTTTAAACTTTATCATCTTCACATCAGCAGCATCAAAATACTTCTGAGCACTTATTCCTGCTTCATTAAAACTTTTTCTAATTCCTTTTAATAGGATTTGAGATTGTTTTAAAGAAGGGTCAGACTGTCCCTTGATTACAAGTTTAATAATATTTTCCAATGTTTCACTAGCCATTTTATTATTTCTCTCTTACTATTATTTCTTCCTCGGTTTTCTAAAAATCCACTGACTCTTCATCTCTTGAGTCTCTTTTACTGTCTCGCCTTTTTTAGAAACCTGTTTATCCTTTTTTATTTCCTTCTTTTCTTTCTCTCTCTTCTTATTCTTATAAACAAAATAAGCGTCTTCATATATCTCGTCTTTTAACACTATTTCCTTAACTTCATTCATGTAAATATCAGTTGTTAAAATATTATACATATTTAAATAGTTTAAAAATGTAAGTTGTATTTGAGATAAATCAGTAGAGTTCTCAAATAGTCTTACTCCTATAGGCTTCTCTAAACTAAATAAGGTCTGATACTTGTTACTCTTAGCGAGTAATCTTATATAATGATAAAGATTATCTATCATAACAGCTCCTTACAAAGAGCCTAGTAACATTCCTACGTAAACACCTACTGTATTCGTTAAAGAAGAATCAGCTTTTTTAAACTCCTCGTAAGATTTAAAGGCTTTCTCAAACTCGCCTTTTTCATTAGCTACAAGAGTCATAACAAAAGTTAGATATTCATATAAGAAGCCCGTAGACTGATTCTCTAAGGAATATTCTAAAAGATTATTTTTATAAACAGTTTGTTCAATAATCTCAGAGTTAATCTTTTTAATCTCTTCTTTAAGAACTTCTAAACCTTTTTCATTAGATTCTTCTGTTAATAGCTTTCCTAACTTCTCTTGATTCCTAGATAGCTCTTCGTTGAGATTAGAGATTTTAGTATCAATTCCGTCAATATCAATCCCTCTAGTCTTATAGATTTCTTTGAGTTTCTTTTCAGGAAAGAAGATAAAATTACCGTTCTCATCCTTCTCTTGAAGAAGTTGAACATAGCGAGTAACCTTCTTTTTATAAGCTTCGTTCTTTTGTTCAGTAGTAGGTTTTACTACCTTATAGAGCTTCCCTGAATACTCAAATTGTATCTCGTTACTGTTAATAATATTCTCAACAGTATTAAGATTCATAGCTTCTTTTACTTCTTCTTGAACCTTCTTAATAGCCTCAACATTATCCTGAGTCATATCTTTCGTACCGTCATTAGACATAGTTTCCCCCTTACTTTTTATTAGTGAATTTATAAATAGATACTTCGTAACCGTGTTGGTAGGAAAGGAATAAATCCTTAAAATCTCTAAAAGATTCGTATATAAGCTCTTTTAGTTGTCCTTTAAGGGTTTCCTTATCAGGGATAGTTTCATACCTTTTAAGAACCTTACCTACTAATTTTTTTGATTCAAAATCAATAAGCTCGTCTAAATACCTACGGCTTATTTTTAATTCCTCGTTCATACCTTACCTCTTCTTACAAATGAAGTACTAAGGAGGGGCAGTTTCCTACCCCTCGCTCAGTTTAATTCTTTACTGTCTTAAGCCCAAGTATCTTCGACGCTTGAGATTTGACCTCCATCCCCCTCTACTGTCAAGTTTTGCGTCTCATAATCGTTAACCACAGTACCCTTATCAAAACTAGTAACATTAAGCCCTGTAACACGATAGCCTAATTTAAAAGTCGATTTCGTATTATCAGTATAAACCTTGATAATAAGATTAGACCCCGTAGTAGGGAACTCTCTAACGTCAATTTTACCGTAATCAGTAGTCACTCCCCTGAGAATTTCTTCAACAGTATAAGCTTCTAAGAAACGCCCTAAAGTAGCCGTAGCGACAATATCTTTAGCCCCTCTAAGAACAACTTCTTTGTTACCGATTTCTTTATAGTCAGCTCGTTCATAAGAAACATCAAGAGAAACGCTCTGTAACCGATAAACATAGTTAGAAGTAGCTAAATAGATAGAACAACAATCAGCGGAAATTTCAGCTTCATCAGAAGTGTTCGTAGTAAACGGCTCT